TCCTCAATCATGGACTACAAAGTAACTACTGTTCTCGTTCAGAGACAGGCTAACCTGGATGCAGCTAAATTAGCTGCCGAACAGGATAGCTCGTTGGTTGACGCCACTGTGACCGGCGTCAAGAAACTTGTTAAGTCTTTGAATTAGGATGAGCTCAACTAAAGATTCGTCCGTTGTTTTCCCGGTTGATAGTGAAGGACGTAGTGGTTCGATCGGTGACGGTACTCTAGATCTTTGGACAGTCCTCAATGGACCGTGGACTGTTCCTCGAACTAGAACCGGTCAAAGATTGCCTCACTACTACGACATTATCTCTGCGGGAGGAAATGCTACGACCAGTATGAATGCGGTCTTTGCATCTCTGGACTACTCTCGAGCTTCGGATGTGCGTGATTGGGCCGAATGGCACAATCCCTCATATCCATCCCTAAGGTTTAGGCGTGAGAATCGCGGTGATGTATTTATTTACAATAACCAAAATTCTATCGCCCTAACTTCAGCCTTATTTGATTCAAAAACTTCTACGAGTTTTGTAGACAACCTAGCACTTGCTAACTTCTATGCCAAACTGCGCGCAACTCATACCCAGTTTGAAGGGTATATTTTTGCAGGCGAGCTTGGTGAGACGTTGCATATGCTGCGAAAGCCGTTCCTTGGAATAAGATCACTTGGTAAGGATTTTCTTGACACGCTACGTAAAAGAAAGCGTGCCAATCCTAAAAAGTGGTTAAACGACATAGGTTCGGCTTGGCTTGAGCAATCGTTTGGCTGGAATCCTTTTCTCAATGACGTCAGTGATGCCGTCAAAGCGTATAGGAGACTTACTAAGCCCGTACACACTTATCGTGTGTCGGCTAGTGCCAAGAAGCGTTACGATAACACGAAAGCAGTTAGTAGTATATACTATCCTGGCTTTCAAGCACAGTATTTAAATGGAAACTTTTACTTTACTGTGGCGTCTGGTTTATACGAGACGCATACCGTACGCTATCGTGGTGCCATA